CACTCCGGTGCCTATGGCTTTAAGCATTGCCCTCCTCTTTCGTCTTAATTATCACCAACGGCTCGGTAGTTTTAAGCGTAGTCTCATTGGTCTGCTTCGGCTTGCCGTATGCGCGGTCGAGCAGCAACTCGGCTGCGCGGGTATCGCCTTTCGCAGCACGTGCGCGTATTGCTTTCAATATCGCTTCAGCAGCCGTAACGCCATCCTTCTCTTCGCCCAATACATCAGCGAGCAATACGTGAAGCTCCGGCAACTTACGAGGTCTGCCGTTCGGGTTTAGTGTTTCACCCTTCTTCATCTTTCTGCCATCATGCGGGAATGCCATGTGTCTGTATTTCGTCTGTTTTATATGGCTGACCATTGCGCTTTATCGTAAGCGTTGGGTCGAGTTTAATCATGCGGTCGACTATCACTTGGCAGTATTTAGGGTCGAGTTCCATGCCATAGCATTTGCGATTAAGTTGATGTGATGCGACCATAGTTGAGCCGCTGCCAAGAAAGAAATCCAAAACCAATCCTCCATCAGGGCAGCTGCTTTTTATTGCACGTTCGCACAATGGAATCGGTTTAGGTGTTGCGTGTCCTCCTTCGCTTCCATCTTTGTTGTGCCTTGAGAAATGCCAAACATTATTCATATTGTCATGCGTATTATTGAAATAGGCACGAGTAGAGTAGTATTCCTTTTTCAGCGCATCGTATTCCTTTTTCAGCGCATCGTATTCCTTATGAAACGCATCGCCTTTCGCCGCTTCCCTTATTGAATTGTAATGCTCTCTTGTAGGAAAATGCCACTGTGATTTACTGAAGTAGTGCGATGCACTTGATTTGCCAGTTATCTCAATAATTTTGTCAACATTCCATCCCAATTTATTCTTTTGAGTAACAAGATACTCCCTTATTGATTCAAAGCCTTCAAAGTAATTATCTGCATTTGTGTTGAAGCCTTGAACTCCAAGCATTATAAAAAGGCATTTTTCGTCTGCCGTTGCGTAAGACCTTGTGTTATCTGAGTTTTGGCTTTGACCATGTCCTTTGTCCCATGTTAGAAGATTTCTAAACGTGGCTTTTTCTTGTTTAATATATGGCTTCAGGATATTGCTATAAATATCCATCAATGGCTCATCTATTCCCCAGCAGTACCAACTGCCATTTTCTTTTAAGTGCATAAACTGCAAAGCAATCCATTGATGATTGAAATTAAGCAAATCGGAATAATTAAGATTATCATTAAGCACTCCTTCGCTTTCTTTCTTCATTCCATAAGGTGGGTCATTGTGTGCAACATCCGCCTTCTTCCCATCCATCAACCTTGCCACCGCATCACTATCCGTACTATCCCCACAAAGCAAACGATGCTCACCAATTTCGAAAAGATCGCCCAGTACGATGTCGGTTTGTATTTCGTCAGGAACTTCGTAATCGTCCTCAACGGCTTCGAGTTCCTGTTCGGGTTCGAAGTCGGGTACATCCAAGCCCCACGCATCGAGCTGCTCGGTGTCCCAATCGTTCTGAAGCATCGCCCAATCCCATTCGCCACCGCTTACGTTATCTTTGATTAAGAACTCGCGCTGCTGCTCTTCGGTTAGGTTGTCTGCAATGATTATGGGTATCTCCTTTAATCCGGCTTCCTTGCATGCCTTTAGTCGCATATTGCCACCAAGCACCACCATGTCGCTATTGACTACGATAGGGCGAATGGCAAGCATCTCAGGTAAATCTTTGATTGACTGCACCAATTTAGCAAACTTCTCATCCTTAATCAATCGAGGATTGTTCGGGTTGAGTTTAACTTCTGATATCTTAACTGCTTTTGTTTTCATCGCCTCCGTGCTTTGCGGTACTTCTCAGCCTCTGCCAGTGCGATTGCCTGAGCTTGCTGAGGTGGATATCCTTCGCCAATTAGCTTGCGGATGTTCATCGAAATGACCTCTTGGCTGTCTCCTTGGAATAGTGGCATGTTATGCTGTGATTAGTTCGGTGAAGATACGGCTTTCGTGCTGTGCGTTAAGGCTGTGGCCATTTGTAACGATTTGATTGTATTGCCGTGGATAGATAACGAGGTTGTGTAGCTTGCCCGATGCGAATACTTTGCATGTGTAGGCGTTGTTCTTATCGCGGTCTTCAGTTGGCAATATAACGCCGAACTTATACTCGGGTTCATCGGTTGGCAGTATCAGCTTGTTAACCTCTGCAAAGCCTTTCAAATCCTTTTCAGTAAATGCCACGGCTATATCGTACTCCATGCTCGGATGCGTAAGGTAGCCGAAATAATGCGGCTTGCCGTTCAACTCTGAATCTATCAATACTCCGGCTCTTAGTCTGCGTGTCATAGGTTGTATGTATCAATGCGTTTCTTAACCATCTCGATGAATCGCTCCATCATTGTCGCGTAGAAGCTGTTAAAGTCCTTATGCCCTTCCGGTGCATGTTCGAAGAGAACGTAAAGCGTTGATCGTAACCGCTGGCTCGGTGTCTTGCTTCCAAGCTCGGCGGCATCGAGCTTCAGGTTGTTTAGTAGCTGTTCATCGTTGTAGTTGAACTGCTCGCCTTTGAATGCCATCACACCCACGCCACCCATCCACTGGTTGAACAGTGCGCTCGTTTGCTCGGGTGAAAGCTCCTGCGTTCCGATTGTTACCTTTATCGTCTTATCGCGGCGCGTGGCTACCGATTCAATGGCGCACGGTATGGTTAAGAGCTTAGCATCCATATTCAGGAATATTGCGCTTAGGTTCGTTCTTTGGGTTTGTCTTTAACCCATCCATGTAATCGTACACCATACGGCGAATCGTTGACTTATGCGACTCGGGAACGCGGAAGGTAATGTTAACCGTTGGCTCGCCATATAGCGGCTTCGCTCCAGCGCCCTCGCGGTAGCCCCCTCGCCCTGTCTTTATGTTTTCACTTGACTCCATTGAACTGCAAAGATAAGTATTTATTTGATTATGTGGTGCATTTCGATGCCGTTTTTTTTCAAAAGCATCAGCCACCCATAGCAGCGTTTTAGGTATGCCTTGCGCACGAATGAGCCATTAGGTGCGTGTTTCAAGTATGCCGCGTAGCTTCGATGCGTTCGCGTTGTGCTGTGGTATGTTACGCATCCATCGGTTATCGTTGCCTCGCTCGGCTGGTAGTTATTCATGCGCTCGATTAGTTGCTCTTCGATTGTCATTAGAAGGGGCTTATGTCAAAACTTTCATTCGGCTGCATTGCCTTCGGCTCGACCTCAATTGGAAGGTAGGTACTGCCACCACTCGAGCCGGTATCGTGAAAGCTCGTGAGCGTGCTGTTATGCTTAAAGCGTACCTCACCCGTTGAACCTTGCCGATGCTTTTCGAATAGGTAAAATACATCGGAGCTATAAGGATTGCCAGCTTCATCATTCAATCCGTAGTATTCAGGTCGATAGACGAACATAACCGTGTCGGCATCTTGTTCAATGCTGCCCGATTCGCGAAGGTCTGAGAGTATAGGTCGCTTATCGGCACGTTGCTCGACTTGCCTGCTTAACTGAGCAAGTGCGATTATTGGAATGTTTAACTCTTTTTGTGCGGCTTTCAACGTGCGGCTTATCTCTGCGACCTCAGCCTCGCGATTACCGCCTCTGAAGCCCTCTATCGTCATAAGCTGAAGATAGTCAATGATTGCCCACTTGCAATTATTCTTACGTGCCTCGCGCCGCATTATGCGTATTGCCTCATGCACACCGCATCGAGGCTTATCGTAGATTGTGATGGGTAGCTTCTCAACTAATCCGATCGTGGTTTCAAATGCGTGTAGCTCGGGCTGCGATAGGTTCCCATCGCGTAGGCGTGCGCTATTAATCGCATCGTTAGCGTGCTGAAGTATTAACCGCTGGCAGAGCTGGCTTTGATTCATCTCCAGGTTGAAGTAGATGCCCGGCTCATTGAACTGGCAGGCGTGGTATAGTGCGAGGGCAGTCTTACCCATCGATGGCCTGCCTGCTAAGATTATAAGCTCGGGATGGAAGCCTCCGGTGAATCGGTTAAGTGCTGCGATGCCGGTATTGAGCCCGCTTGTCTTACCGCTTTGATGCAATGCAGCGCGGCGGTAGTATGCTTGCCGCTCTTCGTGCGTTAGCTGTAGGGTTG